ACGTGCTTCCTCTTCGGCTCTAAGGTATTGAATACTCTTCTTACGTTCACGAACTGAACGTATAGTATCTGCAATATCCTCGCTTACTCTCCTACTCGTAGCTTTTGTATTATACAAGGCTTGTTCCTCCTAATATAACACATTCACAGTATATACTACGAATGGACTTTGCCGAAAGGGCGTGTTCGAAAATTTTGTCAAACATGTCTGTGCGTAATGTGAGGAAAGAATATAAATGTTTGTTTTGGTGTTCACGCCTACCGAGCCGAAGGCGAGGGTCACGACTAGTAATGTAAGTTAATCCTATTCGTAATTAGGCACGAATCTAAACCATATCTTTACCTAAACTACCACATAACCAACAGTAGAACCATCATATAGTGCAGTATAATATACCTCATTGAACCCTTTACATGTATAGGTCTACGCCTATCGAACCCTCTAATATACGTAAATATCGCAGCGACCTACGCTATATATACCTTACGGTACGTAACATGACTACAACACGAACCCTTATATATACCTTACGTAGGGCAAACAATAAAAAGATTTATATTACGTACGTGTATTATACTTACTTAATATACTAATAAATTATTAATATACTAGTGTACAATAAGGCGTGGGATTTGTGAGTGGTATATACCTCAGCCGTTCCAATGCAAACAGTTATAAATGTTTTACGTAATTTAGCACTTATGGCAAAAAAAGTCAGTAAAGCAGACGATGGCTCTTACGAGAAAGTCGTTAAGGATGTAGTAGCACAACTACTCTCTAACGGTGACTTAGTTAAGATGCTCACTAGTGCAAGTACAGCACAAGTAGCACCATCAAATGCAGATGCTAAAGCAGTTCTTAAGGAACATAGTATCACCCCTACAGAAAGCCACAAAATGGCTTTTAACATATCTAAGGAGGACTTTAGAATGTTAAGTAAGGAAGGATACACCATGAAAACTGCCATAGTAAGCATCACAAAAAGAGAGTAGAATAACACACATGCGAACGCCTAAGCCATAGGATTACGCAAAGTGAAACACTCTTAGAAAGCCCTTAAGGCATGGAGGAAGGAAGGAAGACCTTAAGGCATCCCCTCTCTTAATTAATTATTATTTATCTAGCATTTCCACAATGTATAGTACCGTTTTTTACCGTACCCAGAGCGTGTGGAGAAAAGACGATTTTGAGGGGGTCAAAAAATTACAAGTTCAGATACAAGTTAAAACTTAAATACAAATGATATGTCACACATTATATGTGTAATTGGTTAAAGTTCTTTTTAATATTCTGAGCCGTATATAATCCTTAATATACTCTCTAACACCTTAAGAACGGAGAGCCGAGTTTCCAAATTCCTATTAATCTCATCTACCTCATAGGAGGTGTAAGTAGTCTTATTCTTATCAGTAACATATATATTNTGCGTACCTTCTGAGGTGGGGTTTAGTTTCTGCTCAAAATTTCCTTCTGAATCGGTCTTTATTATGACGGTAGAACTATCCATATGAGGATTAATTACAGTAACACCAATAGGAGTATTAGGAGTGGCAGTTCCACTCACAACGTTATCTACAACACTTATAATAGGTTTGTTGGAGATCTGGGCGACATTGTTATCAATACTAGAAGTAATATAAATCACACCTGTCTTACCATTCGAATCAGACCAAGGATAAGAACCTACACCATATGGCATATTAGCAGTCCATGTTCCATTCATTCCTAGGGAAGAACCAAACAACCCTTCATTCTGTCGCACCGTCAAGGTGCTGTTCGTCAAGTTCGTCAACTTTATCTGACCCCCCTGTTCTATATATATCTCACTTGGCAATTCATTTGTATATGACTCTGCGTTAGCAGTACCAATTAAGGCAAATATGAATACTGCACCTATTAATAGCGAAAAGATCCATATGAGTTTATCATCTGATGTCACAATGCTACTCATGTGTTGAACCCTCATAATCATCTATAAGTCTTTGAATAATCTTAAGTCTGTATTCCATACCCTTTATTTCTTCCTTGTATTTAGGAAGACCTAGTTTTAAAACAAGTTCCTCTTTAACTGTTAACCAATTATCATAATGTTGCTTCCATGCTTTTTCATCATCGTACATAATATAACACACCTTTCTCCATATATATATCTATCATTTTTTTACCTTTTTCTTTCTCTTGTTTTTAAACATTTGAGCCATTTCAAAATCTCTCAAAGTCACCATCTTGACCATTTACTTGTCCTCCATCTCATGTGAATTTTCTATGCCATTGCTTACCATCGTGCCCTGAATGCGAAACAAACATCGACTCAAATCTCGTTTCGTATGCTCGCCTATCGGCTCGCTACAAGCAATGCAAACCACTTTAACTATTTGTTTATAACCTAACGCCATATGTTTTCGCCTCTATCTGTGGACTCTACCATTTCCTCAACCAACCCAATAAGTAGATTTTTTAGTTCTGATTTTTTTTCTTCAGGCATCCAAGATGCATTTATAAGATCTAATATGTCTCTAATAGGACTCGTCATTTTGCCTCCTGTGCCGTACTGTTGTTAAGATCTCCGATTTCACTTCGTCTGACCCAATACTGACCTTGGTATTCTTTCCATGCTCTCCAAACCAACATGGCTACTCCCACAGGCAAACCTATACCTGAACCTATAAAGAAAAATGCTATAAATACGTGCCAATCTAGATACCATCTCTTACCAGTTTTTACGGTTCTGATAGTTTCATCCATGTGCAATGTCCTCCAAGATATCATCATCAAACTCTAAAAAATGGATTTTCATCTTCTTGCAGCCTTTTTATATACATTTTTAATCTCCATATTTTGTTGCTGACTCTAGTATGTTCTGCACTTATCTCTTGCACTTGTTGATAGATGTGGTTCAGTACGCTTGCGTGTTCTGCTGAATTCATAATGATATCTGTAACACTTGAATCAATATAAGTCTTTACCTTTTTTTAACGCTCGCTTTGCTCGCTAAANTGATTTTGAGGTGTCGCCTTGTTCTAACTTTTCTTCGTTTATTNTATTCTTCTGCTAAGAATGTTAGTTTCCNAAAAACTACTTTTGTCCTCAAGTGGTATAGATTCTGGTGTATCTCTACCATGAGATCTTTCAAACCATGCGAATATTTTCTTATAGTCAGAAGAAGATAATTCCACTACCATGTTATACTTCAGAACTACCTACTTATAAAGTACCACCTGATTCGCAACGTCAGTCCTCCTTAAAGGTATGCAAGCTCACACCAATGGTACGAAATACTTTAATACCATACCTTTATAAACTTTCTATGGGAATATTAGACCGACATACACATGAAGACGGTACTGAGCATGAACACGAAGGAGGTTCAAAATCACATGAACATGATGATTGCACTTGTAAAAGTAATAAGGGTAGAGATATTCATTGTGCAGTAACCGAACATAGTGGTTAGACAAAAACATTACATAAATACGACAAGTTTATATACACACCTTTCATTTATAGTACATGGGTATTATAGACCGAGTAAAAGGTGCTTTTTCATTCTCTAATAAATCTTATACAGAAACAACAGTAAGACCATCAATTTCGCAGCCTTATATGAGTACCGACACAGGTGCTAAACTTCCAATTTTTCCATTCCCACTTATTATGATATATGAGTTAGCAGATAATATAGATGCACTCAGAATACCTATAGAAACCATTAATAGAGAAATGTTCAAAAACGGCTTTGAGATAACAGAGAGATTCAAGTACAAATGTAACAACTGTGCAAAAGAATTCCAATACAAACCAACAACAGAAAAGACACCAGCAGGATTACAAGAAGAATTAATCGATGAGAAAAATGAAAAACTACTATGTGATACATGTGGATCTAATGATCTAAGAAGACCTGTACCAGAACATAGAAAACAACTAGAACAACTAATGACAAAGACAGTAAATGGAAACGCACAAAACTTAGAAGATGTTACTAGACAGTTAGAAAGAGACTTGGAAATTGCAGACAATGCATACATGCTATTACTAAAGAACTATTTTATCAATGACTCTACTGGTGAAATTGTACCAGAGAAAACAGAGATAAAAGAAATAATACGTGTAGACCCTCCACAAGTTGCAATGATTGCAGATAGTGATGGTAGAATAGGTTATGATGATAAGAGAAATAAAATTTACGTATGTCCTAGATTTGAACACAGAGATAAAAGACTGACAACAGATACGTGTGATCAATGTGGAGCAAAAGCATTGAAAGCAGTATGTGAGGTTAATAGTGTTTATTCTATAGGAATACCACAACCAAAAAGAGTTATCTATGGTGAAGGAGAGTTAATATGGAAAGCAGGAAAATACAAACCAGCTTTAGTTTATGGTTACAGCCCAATTTATTCAATATGGTCAAAAGCAATGTCATTGTCACATATGGATGAATACATTAGAAAATACTTCGATAAAATGCGACCTCCAAGAGGTATGTTAGTTATCGCTTCTCGTAACTATGAAACATTTAGAAAGTCATGGGATGCATTAGAACAAAAAGCAACTGAAGACCCTTACATGATACATCCGTTACTTGTAGAAAATGACAAGGGTGGAAAGAACTTAGCACAATGGTTAGACTTTACAGGTTCATTAAAAGAGTTAGAGTTTATAGAAATTAGAAAAGAGTTAAGACAAATCATAGGTGCTATCTACGGAGTATTGCCATTGTATTACGGAGAAATGGTAGGTGGATGGTCACAAGAAGGTTTACAAGTTACAATTACAAACAGAGCAGTAAAATGGGGTCAAGATATACTATACAAAGGCTTCTTTAGAAAATTAGGTGAGATGTTTGGTATAGACGATTGGGATTTAAAACTAAAAGCAGGAGAAGAGAACGATAAACTAAGAGAACTGCAACAAGATGGAGTAGAAATTACAAATATGCAAGCATTACAAGGTATGGGCTTTGAAATTACAAGAACACACCAAGGTGAATTTAAAGTTAGTAAAGATCCAGTAAATGTAATGGGTCAAGTCGAAGGTAGAAGCAGAGGAAACAGTTTAGGAGAAGCAGAAGAGAGAAGACAGTCCTCACAAGGTGAACCAGAGAATTCTAGACCATCAGACACAGGTGGAGTAGCTCAAGGACACCCTGCAAGTGGAACAGGAACTTCTATGAGTAAGAAAAATTACCCAGACGGAATAACACCAGTAAATTTCCAAGTAGTTAAAAATACTTTGCAGACGGCAGTAGATTTTGGATGGACAAAAACAAAAACACAAGAAGAACTTAGAAAATCAGCAAATATGACGGTAAGACAAGCAAGAGATTTAGTAAAAGCAGAATTTGACCAAGCAAGAAGATGGGAAGAGGAACAAACTGAAAAACAAAAAGCAGAAGAGTTAGAAGCAGTAGAAAAAGAAAGGAGGTGGAAGATTAATGAACAAGAAGAAGAATAAAACAACAAAAGGTGCAGATGCAGGCACAATGTACGCATACGAGAAGAATCCACATGAAGTGAATGAGGATGTAAAGCCAAATACGAAGAAAGTTAGTGTAGTAGATGATAAGGTGGCAACTAAGGTAATCACTAATGCATACAATGCAAACTTTGGAGTAATTGATGATACAATAGAAGAGATAAAGAAAGAATCACGTAAAAACGGATGTGATGATTATTCATGTAATAATATTTATATTATATTACAAGATGCTCTTAAGAAGGTGAAGTTGGCTGGCTACTGAGTTAGATACAAACAAAGATGCAAATGACTTAACAAAAAAACTTTGGGAAAAACATCAAAAAGACGAATATACTCATGTAGATAACTACAAAGAGGCTATATGCATAAATTGTTTCAAAAGAGATGCAACTTCTGCTACTATTTGTGATATTTGTGGAGACTGTGCTGGAAAAAGAGGTAGAGAACCACTTTTAGCAACTGTAACACATAAAATGTATGGGTTATGCTTCTTTTGTGGTAAATATAAATTTGGAATAGAGCAAATTAACGCAAGATTCTGTAGAAGTTGTCATAGAAGAATAGCAAATGTCACTAAAGAATACAATAAAAAAGGTGGACAGTTTGGTGCAGACCCATTTTGGGTTAAAATGAAGAAAAAATTAGGTAAAGATTGGAGAATTTTAATGACTGACGGTTCACAGAACCGAAGATAGAACTATAAACCTTTTCTTTTTTGTAATTTCCACTCTTTGTACTCTTTCAAGTCAGGTGGTGTTAGATGTAACTCCAATAATTTTTCTATATTAGCTAATGTAACATGTATTTTATCAAGTTTGTCTTCAACGTCACCTAATATGACATCAAATATCAACTTTTTAGCACCAAATTTACTCTATCACTTGTTAAATCATAATATCTATGATTATAATCAATTTTACATCTCTTTTTTTTCGGATTTCCGTAATAACGGTCAACTTTTACTTCGTATTCAGGTTTTCTAAGTGTTTTTGGAAATATTTGCAACTTATTTCTCTTTACATCGAAAGACATTTTATCATGAAGCACTAATTTTTCATTTCCTTCTTTATATTCGTCAAAACTAGTGTTTCTAAAGTGAACTATTGATCTACCTATCCTTGGTTTCTCTTTTATCTTGTCATATTGTTCAATTATCCATAAAACATCATCAGGTTTTAAAAACATATCTGTTATTTTTATACAATACATCTCTTCATTAAGTTGAACGCCATATAGCTTTTTTAATTCTTCTTCATTTTCATATAAATAGAAAGATGTACCCATAGAACCCATTCGTAATACTTATATAAAAACGTATGTATTAAAAAACATGACAGATGATGAAAAAATAGCACAGCCTAAAAAGAAGTGTGAATGTGGAGATATTAAATATGGATATACAAGAGGTAAGTCAAAATTCTATATTTGTTATAAATGTGGAGCATATAATGGGGTTAACTTTAACCAAAGAATTTATATGACATTATTGGAAGATCCAAGCATATTGCTTCATTTGTTGAAAACTGGCTATCTTAAACCTATGAGATAATTTAAATAACTGAAATCCAGCTATATTTTATGGTAGACGATATACAAAGAGGAATTGCAAGAATTGTCGGAAATTTCGGTGTTTCGTTCTTCTCTCCATTAGTAGGAGGAAACGTTGCAGAATCTATATATGACGTAGGAATGACATTTGATATGACTTTAATGATTGCAGCAATTTCAGCGTTATTTGTAACGGGCTTATCTATATCCAAAGAAGCTTCAGAATGGGGTAAAAATGGCAAGAAAAAACGTAGGTAAGAAAAAAAAGAAATCTAGTTGTANATGGGTTAAAGATGCACTAGATTATGTNACTTTCTTATAAGAGTTACGAACAACAAGTTCATATAAGTTTAAATAAGGGCATCTATCTGATATCACATGGTCGATCCAGTATTGATAACTGTTGTCGCAGCAGTAATCGGAGCAGGATTGAACACTTTGAGAGGATACTTACATAGTGAGGATGAAACTTACTCTGCAAGGAAACTAGCAGGTGCTCTAATCATCTCTACCTTNGCTGCAATAGCTGTTTCACAAGCAATAGCAGTCGAATCCGTAGGAATAGTAGGCTTAGCCCTAGTAGGACTTACAACAGGATTCGCAGCCGACTTTGCAGTAAGCAAAGCAAAAAAGGAGTAAGCGTAGGTTAAAACCTCACCCAATCCATTCTTTTTTTATTTAAACTTATATAGTAGAAATATACTCAATATGTATGACTGATGAAGTGTTTTTTAGTGATTTAACCACTAAATCTCTAGAACCTATAAATTCAGATCAAAGATTTTTTGAAGGATATTTAACAGTTGAAGTAAAAGACAAACAAGGCGAAATAACAATAGTTGATGAATTATACAAAGTATTACCAGTATGGATGGATAGAGGAGCACCAATAAGTGATACTCATTCAAATAGAATAATTGGTAAAGGTATTAATTTCTCTAAAACACTCTATAAAGGTCAAGACGGTTCAGAATACCCTGCCATAAAAATAACAGGGAAAATACATAAAAATTACGAATTAGATAATGATATTTGGGATAAAATAAAAAAAGGAGAATACAAAGGATTATCATTTGGTGGAGCAACAAAATCAGATAGAACACCAAAAGTTATGAAAGATGGCTCTGTAGCATATGCTTTAAAAGATTTAGAGCATTATGAAGTAGCAGTTTGTAAAGATCCAGCAGTTCCATTAGCATTAATTACTGATTTTAATCCAATAGCAAAATCAATGGTAGAAGGTTCAACAGAAGATCGTGATGGTAAAATGGTTATAAAATGTTCAAAGTTTGGATGTGTAGTAGATAAAGCATGTTGGGAAGGCTATGAACAACAAGGTATGAAAGAAAAAGACGGCAAACAAGTACCAAACTGCGTTCCAAAATCTAGTAATAAAGCAGAAGATGAAGAAGAGCTAGATGAGAAACAAAAAGCAGAATTAAGAGGAATTGAGACATTTGAAGGTAAAGTACAAGCATTAATGAGAGAAGGAAAACCAAGAGCTAACGCAGAGAGGATTGTAGGCTCATTTACGAAGAAAGATTCACCTACAGGTCATGACCCTACTTTAGTAGCACACTCACCAGATACACCAAGAGAGATGGAAATGGCAAAAGGTAAAGATCATTCAAACACAGGTGGAGACAATCATAGTAGTTTATATAATCAAAATGGAGCAGAACAAAGAGTAAATTCAGATAAAGCAGAACCAAATGTTCAACAAGGAGTAGCAGGAGGAGAAGTACCTCCACAATGGACAGGTAGTGGAAGTCCTTATCCAAAAGGAGAAAGACCTGTCGTAAAAAGAAAGAAAATAATTAAAGTTGAATCATGGCAAGAATTACAGAAATCAGCATTTGAATTAGATATGCAATGGAGAGTTATTGATATGTTAAGTAAAAGAACTGCCACAGAAGGATTACAAAGAAAACAGACTAAACCACAGAAAGGAAAGCATATTGCTACACCTTGGGGTATGACAAAAGCACCAGAAGAACCACAGACTAAAGAAGGACAATCAACAAGATCTAGAAATACAACTATGAGAGATCGTTTTGGTGAAGGTAATGAGAAACTTCAAGATATTAAAAACGCAGCATTAGAAATTGATATGTTAAGTAAAAGAACTTCAGCAGGTGGACAAAAACAACGTAGACAAGCTTCAACAGATTTTGGAAGACAAAGATCAGGTGCTAGTAACGAAGGCACAGTAGGTAATCAAGTAAGTGCTGATGAACTACAAGATGAATCATCATTTTCTAGTGAAATTAGTGGTAAAAAACCATCTAAACCTTCAAAACCAGATGAAAATACTATGCACTATTCAGTAGCAGGAGATCAAAAGATGAGAGGGCAAAAAGGAAGAGAAGCACAATATCGTCAAATAGGACTAAAACTTGATAAAGCTGAGGCAGCAATACAATCAGGACAAGATGGTTCTAGTCCAAGAGGAGGTAATTTCATGGGAACAGACGATACAGAAGCATTCAATGTTAGACATAATGGTGGTAGAAAGACAAATACTCATGGTAAAAAAGCCGAAGATCTAGGTAATTTTCCATAATATATAAATAACCACAATATTTATAAACCCTTTATATATAATTTTAATAACAACATGGCAGACGAAATTCTAAAAGAAGAAGAGAAAAAAGTAGAACGTAAAGAAGACGAAGAAGAAGTAGAAAAAGCTTACGATGTTATCGCAGATACATTGAAAGCAGTTGTAGAATCTCAGAAAACTATACTAGAATCCCACAAAAGTCTTGCTGACGATGTAAGCTCACTAACAAACTCTGTTAGCGAATTACAGAAAGCACAAGATGGAGCATATAAATCTCCAAGTGGATCAGATGCTAGCATGGATGCAAAACCAAAAGTTTCAGATTCTGATGATATTGGTGCAAAAATTGAATCAGTACCAGCAGAACCATATGAACAAGGTGAGCAAGCAAAATTAGACGACGATAAAACCGTTGCTGATAAGCCTGAGAGTGACGACACAAAAGTATTAGCAAGAAAATCAGAACCAGAAATGGTTCAGAAATCTGAGCATACTTTTACTACCGAAACTCCTCGCCCTAACGCTTCAATCGAAAATGTTGATAAAAACTATCAACAAGACTTCTCACAAATCTTGAAAGATGCAAGAGCAGTAGGTCACGATGGACTTTCAGACATTGCTTTGAAAATTCAATCAGGACATTACTACAAACCATCTGATGAAGAGGTAGGACTGATTTAAATTGGTTCAAGTGAAGACAATCGATGAACTAGAGGCACTTTATTACGGATACAACAGAAATCTCCTTAGAAAAGCTGATGCTCCAGTAACAACCTCCACAACTGGCGTTTTTAACGCAATTTTTGGAGCTTACGCATGGGCACAACTCAACTTAGAAGCTAACGCATTCGGTATACTCCCAAAATACCCTTGGGATAAATCTGGATTTCGTGTGATTACAGCAAAGCCAACTCTAAATACTAACTCAGGTAACACTACCTTAGGTGGTACAGCAGAGGGTGGAACTATTGCTGAGACTGTAAAACCAACTTTACAAGAAATTGACATCAGACCAAAAACTGCTCAGTTGCCATTTAGTGCATCTGAAGTTATGGAATGGCTTGCAACACACAGTAAAGACGACATTTGGGGTGGATTAGGTTCACTTCGATTGTATATGGCAGTCCAACACAAAGAATTCTTAAACAGAATGTTATTAGCAGATGTCGAAGCAGAAGCAGCAGGTGCATCAGGTGCAAATACTGGTACAACTGACTTTGAAACACTAGATAGAATCATCTCCAGCGATGCTGAAGAAGATGCTGTTGGTGGTTCACAAACAGGATATTATGATCCTTGGGCTGCAAACGCTACTGTCGATAGAGATAGTGGAACTGACTTTGACTGTACAGTTGAATCTGCTTCAGGTACAATAGGTACTAACGGTGTCTTAACCGATGATACATTACGTACTTTCTTACGAAAGATCCGTATTGCAGCAGGTAAAGATCCTAACGTATTCCTCGGTTCGCATGAGGTCTACTCCGAAATACAAGGTTTATACATGCCTTCAGTCCGTATTCCAAATCCATACGGTGAAAGCTTAGTACAAATCGATGTTAACGGAATTCAGACTTTCAAAGGAACTGGTGTCGGAATCCACGTAGACTCCATTTATGGAATCCCATTCATCCCAAGCAAGGATGCACCAAGCAATACTAGCGACTCAGCAGAGATCGGTAGATTATTCGCATTGGACACATCTGATGCTGAAGGTTATGGATACCCAAGAATCGGAATCTCAATCGCAATTCCAACAGAATACTATGAAGCAACACGCAGAAGTCCTGCATATCCATTTGTCAACAATGCATTTGTTGAGAAAGGTGTATTCAGAACTATGGGAGAAACTGTCTGTAGACACTTCAAGTCTCAAGGTAAGATTCGAGATATTAAACTCTAATCAAACCACAAAACCCCCTTTTTTATTTTTTTTAATACTTATATATAGGTGGATTATACACTAATATATGGCAGTTACAGTAAGTACATCCGACTGGACAAACGCTAACGTGAGAAAAACACTCTCATGGCAAGCAGCACTAACTTCAAAACTGCGAATTTATAAGGTCAAGGTCACAGCAGGTGGCTCTGATGCTTATGCAACCAACGGAGTGTCAGCCGACTTGAAAGAGCAACGGATATCTACACTAGTTGCGGTGATACCTGAATTTACAGATTCACTATACAAAGTAGAATATGACAAAACCAATGAGAAAATTAAACTCTATTCCGTAGGTGGTTCGGCAGGTGCAGTATTTGCAGAGGTAGCAAACTCTACTTCAATCGCAAATAAAGTATTTGAATTCCTAGTCATAGGCTACTAGAGTCCAAAATAGCCGTATTTTTTCTTTCTTCATAAAGTTTATATATAGTGATACTCATGGATACACATGGTAGAGCTAAACCACAATGTTACAAGTATTAATGCTGATGGTGTAATTAAAGGTGGTCATGGCGTTGTAGTCGCTGTGTATGTCACCAAGAAAGGAAGTTCAGGTGCTAAAATTATCCTTAAAAACGGAATAACATCAGGAGGAGCAGCAGAATTTACAGTATTCGGAGAAGCAGAAGGAGATTATGATAATCTTCATAGACGTTTTGAAAACGGTATATATGCTGATGTCACAGGTTCAGCAGAATATCTCATTGTATTTAAGTAAATTTAAATACTCAATCACTTTATTAATTACATGGCTGTTACATATTGTACCGTTGAAGATGTGGCTGATTTTCTCAGAATCCCCATTACTGCTACTACTACTCCTAATAAAACTCAAGTTGAAAAAATAATCAACAGACAAGAAGAAGTATTAGATCGAAGAATAGGTCATACATTTGGAAGAGAAAAAACAGTATCAAAAGAAATTCATGATTTAGCATTACTTTATACATTTGGATGGGGTACTCCTATATGGTTACAACATAGAAACATCAAACCATTAAACGCAAGTAGTGGTGATAAAATAGAAGTTTGGCAAGGTGCTAGTTCTGCATATGATGATATAATAAATGATAATGAATTTTATGAATTTGATGAAGTATATGGGAGATTGTATCTTAGAGGTTTCCTTTTCTCTATAATGAGAAAAAACCGTATTAGAGTTACATATAGATATGGTGATACAACAGTACCAGAAGATGTTAAAGATGCATGTATAAAATTGGTAGCAATAAATTTCTTAAGTTCAAGTTTTAGAATGGATCAAGTTCCATTTGGAGGATCTAGTATAAACATAGACAACTCTATAAAACTTTGGCAAGAAGACATAGAAGACTGCATACTCAATCGTAGAGAAGTATTTTTCATACCATAATGTTCAAAGAAGGATGGAAAGACAAATTCATGTCTGTCGTTAGAGATAAATTTGTTTCTAAGTTATATCAAAAAAATATTCATTTTGAATCAACTGAAGTTACAAGTGGTTCATTTCAAGTTAAATCAAATGAACTAAGAATAAAAGATCATGCAGGTGCAAGATACAATAGTTTTGATGATATGATAAATGATTTAGCTGATGATGTATTTGATATGACTGATGTTGGTGAAGGAGATAGAGGTAAAGCAGAAACATATGAACCTATTCCAGCTTCATTTATGAATAACATGAGAGATTGGGTAGAACATAAAAAACTACCTAATAATCCTAGTGAACAAATGCGAATTAATGCTTTAAAAGGAAGAGAAAGGCAAGCAGCCATTGATCAGATAGTTAGACGTATTTGGAAAAGCAAAGAATAACACCAAATTTATAAGGACTTATAGTGGTTAAATACTATGGGAATAGCTTTATATGAATCATTAGATGATATGCAGACTTTGATTAATGCAAATTGGTCTATAGGTTCTATGCCAATAATAACAAAATCATATGAGCAAAAAGCAGTTGGTTTTGTAGATGCAAGACGAAATATAATTTTAATTACACCAAAAAAAGAGAATATATTATATTGGGGATTATATGGTACAGACCATTTATCTGAAGTAGATGTAGTTGTCGATATAAGAACATATATGAATCAAGACCATCATAATAATGTAGTGAGTGAAGTAGCCAAAATAATCAAGGATAATATAAGAAGAACTGGCTTTGTTGACCTTAGAATACTAACAAGTATGTCTGAAAATGACACATATAGGAATATGTTTAGACATCAATTAGTGGTCAGATATAGGAAGCTTAACCCATAATCTTTAAATATCAACAACCTCTTTAAATATCAGAATGGTTAGAACAGGTGCACAATCGTATATTAAATATGGCTACGAAGGAACATATGGTGGCTCAGCAACATGTGATAAGAAATTTGGTTTAAAAGATGCATTAAGTTCTTGGAGTCTAACACATAATAGAATTGACTTACCAGCATTAAATCAAGTAACATATGAGAGTTATGCATATGGACAACAAGCAGGTGAAATTTCAGTAGATTTCGCATTAAGTAACCCTTGGATACTTGGAGCATTTTTCGGAGCACCAAGCACAACAGGAAGCAGTAACCCTTACACTCACACTTATCCACACGCATCAAATGGAATCAATAAACAACCAAGATCATTTCAAATGGAAGTAGGTTTCAATGCTGGAGATTCATCAGGTTCAGATATAGTAAGAACATTAAAAGGATGTGTAGCATCAACATTAGGAATTAGTACATCTATAGGACAAACAGTAGATTGTTCATTATCAGCATCATACGGAAAAGAAGATGCACCAGCAACAACATTTGGAACTGCACCATCAGAGCCAACATTAAATCATGGAGCATTTACATTTGCACACGCACAATTAAAATACGGTGGAAGTGTATTAGCACAAGTACAAGACTTAAACCTTCAACTTAATCAAACACCAGCATTGTTATATGGATTAAATTCAAATCAAGCAGTAGATTCATACAGACAAATATTTGACATAACAGGTAGTTTCAAAGCATCATTATTAAACAAAACAATTTTAGAAGATGTATTAGAACAAGTATCTAAAGGTACAAGTGGAACATTCTCAGAAACAGTAGGAGGTTCACCAGAATTAGAAATAGCATTCACAAAATCAAACAATGAGGAAATTAAACTAACAGGTACAGGTTTATCTCCAACATCATTAAGCATTGATGGTATACAACCAAATGAACCAGTATTTGAAAACATTGATTGGAGAATAAAATCTCTAACAATAGCATGTAAGAATAATCAAGCAGCAGAAGAATAGAAAGATTTATAAGTCTGATATATTTCTAATAGTTATTGGTATTAAAGAATTTTGAAATAGATTGGGAGGGCTCGAAAGCCACAATCGAATATGAAGACGATTTAACATTTGGAGAATTAGAATCTGTAATCAATAACTGTGTTGATTTATCAGATGTAACAAAACCTAAAGTGAATATACCAACATATAGGCAAACTATACTATTAAAGGTTATTCGTAACGCACCTTTTGAAGTAGGCTCGGCAGCAGCCCTTCGAAACATGAAATCCTCAGTTGCAAAACAGATCATCGCTGGAGTGATGAAAGACTACCCTTTAGCGAAGTTCTTGGAGGATTGGATGGTGACATTCATGGGCTCGACAACGGAGAAAGAACAACAGCAACAATCTACTATTTCTGTGCAAACAACTTCGGATGGGATAAAGAAAAAGTCAACAGACAATCAGTCAAATACCTCAAAAACCTCCTAATAATACATAAAGACGTTAATGAACAGATAAGTAAGAGTGTAAAGCCTCCTCCACTACCTAAAAACTTTAAATAGAAACTATTTTTATATAATGCATGGCTGACGACTATGATGGTAATTTTACTTTTGAAGTAGATTTATCACCAGAATCCAAGAAANNACTAAAAAAACTAGCTGATATGGGCAAATCAGTAGGTGGAGGAGTAGGAGGATTATCAGGTGGTAAAGATATGATGGAGGTACTAGAAAGAAGGTATCAATTAGATAAAGAATCTATTGTTCTTGCAAGTAAAGAACAACAGTTAAGATCAAAAAACCTCATTGCTGCAAGAAAAGAATTAAAACAATTAGACCAAAAAATGTGGAAAGAAAGAGAATTAATGAGAAATATTGACAGAATGATAGGTCAATTTGGTGCTGGAAGTTTAAGTGGTGGTTTAACACAGTTAGCTGGAATTGCAATGCAAGGAGCAGGAGCAGGTATATCAAAAGGTGTTGGTGGAATAGTTTCAGGTAATCCACTTTTAAAATTTCTTACAGATCCATCAGGTGCTAGAAAAATAGCAGGTGGTGGAACACAAGAAGCTTCACCAATTTTTCCTATGCTTCAAAGTGGAAAAGAAAAATCAATGATGGGTGCATTAAATGGAAGAACAATGAAAAGAATAATGGATAGTAGTGTAGGTAAAAAACTTTCAAAGCATACAGAAAAAATGTCAAAAGTATTAGGTAGTGACGGTGCTAAAGGTATCATGGGAGGTGTTGGAGGTGGTGCACTTGGAATAGGTGGCAGTTTAATTACAAAAGCAATAGAAGCTTCACCAATAGCACAAGCAATGATGAAGATGATGTCAACAGCATTTACACTTATTTTAAGACCTATTGGTGACTTTTTCGGTGGTTTCTTTAAACCTATATCAATTAGATTATTAAAATGGGGAGCAGAAAATGTTGGAGCAGGAGCAGGTATGTTTAAGATGGGTCAAGAAGCAGCAGCACATCTTATTGGTTTCATTTCAGATCCAGCAGCATATTTAACGGCTGCAATACTAACTGGTGCAGATCAAATGATGGCACATATATCTAATTTCTTTTCTCCAATGGCAAAATTTTTCGGATTAGATTTAGGTGAATTTACTCCAACTAATTATCTTGGAGAATATTTAGAACCATTCATGGTAGAAATAACAGCATTTGAAGGATTAGTAACTGATGCATCGCAACAAGTACAATCAGGATTAGGAGAAACAAGGAAAATAGTTACTGATGGATTTAAAACTATGTCAGACAAAGCTGATGAATTAAATCCAAACAAACAGACAGGTGGAGATACAACTGCATTTGGAGGTTTTGGTTCAGCAGCAGAACAACAATCTGCATTAGAACAAGCAATAGCAGATAGTAAACAAGCTAACCCTGATGCATGGAAGAAAGCAACAGGTGAAGGTAAAACTGCTAGAGAACAAATGGCTAGTGGTGAAGGTGGATTCTTAGGAGAAATGAGTCAATATGTAAAAGACATAATGGCAGCAGCAGAAATGAATACACGACAATCATCACATATGGGTGAACAATACGCAAGTGGTGGTATAGATAAATCTGAAGCAATAGATGAAATGAATGAAACTCTTAATGCTTACAATACAGCACATAGTGAATTAGACAAAAAGAGATTTAGCAGAAAAACAAGCTTTATTTCAAGAAGATTTAGACAAAAGTAAAAGAAGTAGTAACAAACTAAAAATGAAGCAGAGAAAGTTATTGCAGGCTTGTCAAAAGAAACTAGTAATGTTATAGCAGGTTTAAAAGCAGGAGAAGTAAAAAATGAATTTGGTATTTTCACCATGATGGGTGATTTACATGATTACGCAGCAAGAGTATACCAACAAGCAATGGCTGCACTTGCACAAATGCAAGCAGCAGCAAGAGCAAGATCAAGATCAAGAAGAAGAGGTAGAGCAGTAGGTGGTATGATTACAGAACCTGTAGAA